TGGAGTCCAGTGCTTATGCTTTGCGAGATATGAAATTAGTTTTTCATCCTTACTGCTAAGGATACCATTTCCTTCGTGATCGTGTTCTTGCCATGTACTTTCTTTATTGAATGAAACACGGGCAGCATTAGCAACTGTTAGATCGTCGCCCATGTGCATCACATATTGAACATGACCTTTATCAAGAACCTGTATTTTTGTCATTTCTCTTATCCTTATCTTTTGCATGAAAAAAACTAATTCGACCAACACCACCATAATCGGCTGCATAGTGCAGGGCTTTATCCCATAGTTCTGGGTTTTTCTGTTTTATGATGTCATTGAATTGTAATTGTAAATGAATAACACCGCGAGTCAACTTAGAATCATCTGCGGTTTCGTCTTCTGTTGTATAATAAAACTCATCGTCGGTTTTATTTACTATTAAACCATAATCTTTAGCAAAGGTATTGGCTTCTTCCATGCATTCATCTGCAAGTTTCTCATCCATCTCTAGAACATATTCTCTAAAGTGAGCGCAGAAACTAAGGAAGGCTTGAGTCATCTCTTCGCCGTATTCCTCAAAGAAGTCATCATTTATATCGTCTTCACTAATATTTCTCATATCTTCTTCCATTCATTTAATTTCAGTTTTGCTTGTAATCCATTATAAGTGTTCTTATTGATAATATCAACTATTTGTTGTGTGGTTTTACCGGACAACACCATATCGTTGACATCTTTTTCTTTCACGGTGTTTGGCCAGATTACTACATTGAATTTCTTTTCAATTAGTTGTTGAAGTATTTCAACAACATTGTAGTTTCGTGGTTCGTTGTCGATGACAAATACTACCTTCTTATCACTGATTGTATTTGGTAAAGTCATCGTTGAATCCATTCCTAGAGTTGCAACACCATTTGGTAGAAACAAGGAATCAATCGGGCCTTCTACCACATAAACTGGTTCATCATTTACGCGATTCAATCCATACCACAAACGAGTTGCATTCTTATTCTTTATGGTTATATAACGAATTGCCTTTGGGTTGTTTCCGATGTATCGTCCCTGAATACCAATAAGATTGTCATCCTCATCATAGATTGGAATAATAAGTCTGCTCTCTTTTACTAGTTCAGTCTTATCGGGATCGATTGCTTTTGCAACAGAAGCAAAGTCTTCTGTGTAATACAAAATACTCAATGCTTCCGTTGGAATCTTACGAGACAAAACATAACGCTTGCAGATATGATCGTCTTCTAGAGAAGAAAGTGGAGTACATCCAACTAGATCTGTTTTCTTAAATACAGGCTTCTCAAATACAATCTTTGGTTTCTTGTAATTTGATTTTCCGTTCTCACCATTCTTCCATCGTTCTAATGCATACTCCTTGCAAAGAGAAGGAGCAACTTGCTCTAGGAAGTTATAGAGATTGCTACTAAATGCACAGTTATGGCACTTGAAAAAGAAATCGTTTCCCTTCTGAAAGAAGAAACCTCTTGCTTTGTTCTTATGCTTTTGCGAGTCGCCACAAATTGGGCATCTGCAATTAGCAAGAGTTTCCTTCTTCCATGCAAACTTTTCTAGTTTAGAAGAAATGATGTTAATGAATTTCTTATCAATATAAGTTGACATCAGAACTTCCAATCGCCAGTTGTGCTAGTCTTCATCTTCTTAAACTTGTCGCGCATATCATATCCAGATCCAGCCTCTTGTTCGTCTGTAGTATTACCAGCAGTTAGAGTTGGTTGTTCAATTGTTGGAACATCGGATAGTTTCATCTTGGCACGATTCAATCCAACAACAAACTTACGATTGGACATGGCATTGTTGTAACGATTCTTCAACTGCTTTACCATGATCTGATTGGCTTCTTCTAACTCTTCAGTAGAAATCAAAGCAATCATGAAATCACTAGTGGCTGGCAAACCAAATGACTCTGAAGTATTCTCAAGTCCAACATCAGTGTTTGAATAACCTTCACGATTGGTTTGTGTAGCAGTCCAAATAGGAATGTCACGCTCCACAGCGAGTGCGCGTAGTTCCTCTGCAATCGCTTTAATCATCGTATAAGAGTTGATTGCACCATTGTTACGCATACGAGAGGATGCACAGATATTCAAATAATCAATGAAGATGATATCCGGTTTGAATCCCTTCTTAATTTGAAGTTCATCAAGCAATGCTCGGAAGTGCGTTGAACTGGCACTTGATGTTGGATATTCTTTGATGATCAATCGACTCTGAATGCTCTTGCAAATATTCTCAATCTTCTTCGTATAGGAAGACAGAGGCATATCCTTTAGATCATCCATCGTCACATCAAGAAGATTGGCATCGATGCGTTCTGCAATTCTCTCTTCAGCCATCTCGCAGGTGATGTACAGAACATTGTAATTCTGCACAAGACAATTGGCGGCATGGTGACATAAGAACAACGACTTACCAACACCAGTACCTGCCATCACTACATTCAAAGTCTTAGTCGGCGTACCACCGGCTGTAATCGTATTCAAATACTCAATATCGAATGCGACTTTCTTTTCCTTCTGATGATAGAATTCAAAACGCTTCTCGGCATCGGCGGTATAATCATGTCCGATATGAACATCGAAAGACACAGACAATGCTTTGGAAAGTAGATCGGGGATTGCAGTCTTGTTTCTAATCTTATCTTTACCATCAATGATCTGAATAGATTCCATGATGGAATTGTAGATGGCTTTATCTTTGCAAAAGTTTTCTGTTTCGTTTATCAACCATTCCTGGTTTGGCTTATCATCGAAATCAAAATCTTCAATGATCTTCATACAGTCTTGGAACTCTGGCTCAGAAACCATCTTTAGTTTGTCCAATGATATAATCACCGCCTCCTTTGAGGGGACGGTGTTATACTTTGTGAAAAACTCTTGGATGTTTTCGAAAATCAGTCGTTCTGACTTGTCGTGAAAATACTCACTCTTCAGAAATGGGATCACCTTGCGAGAGAAGTCTTCGCTCGTCATCAGGCTCCGTAATATCGTCAATTCGATTCTCTGATTCATTTTCTTCTTTTTCCTTCAGCCACTCATCTAATAGGTGCAGTACAATATCTCCTGCTACCCTGTGAAATTCATCTTCTAGTATAACATTCCTTGGATTCTTTACAACAGTTGTATTCAGAATTAATTTTGCATACTTCTTATCATCTGTTTCAGTAATGCCAATCTTTCCATAGGTGTATTCGACACCTTCAAATGGGCCAGACTTAATTCTGATTACAACAAATCCGTCATGTAGTTCTTCTGTAGATTCGTACAGGTTAGCCATCAAGTTTTCCATACTTAAACTCCTTCTGAATTCGTTCATCAAGTTGCTTTAGAATATCATCGGTAAGATACTTTTCTGGCTCATCATTGATGTTCTTCATAAACACCTTTGAACCATCTGGAAGTTCGATGCGAGTAGAAACGCTCTTGAAGATCCCATACTCAACAGCCAATTCAGCCAATCCATGATAACGGCTAAGACCGCTCTCGTAATTCAGACGAGTCTCTACCTCCATGTTTTCCTTTGCAAAACGATTCTTGTAGTTCTTGCAAGTGATGAAGTTACCAACAATACCTTCATCGGTCTTGTCCTTCTTTTTGCTTAGGAATAGAATCGTACTGGCTGCATACTTGACACCACTACCACCGGACAAATCCTTAGTTGGTACATAAGCACCAATAACTTGGTAAGTATGATTAGTGATGACCAAAGGAATGTTCGCCTTTCCTAGTTTAGCAGTCAAAACACGGAACGCACCCTTAATCATTTGTGCCTTAGTCATATCTCTGACATTCTTACCTTCTGCGGTATCATTCATCTCCTTCTCGGTGGAAAGCATTCCAAGCGAATCTAACACCATTAAAATGGGTTTACGCTTTGCTTCCTCTTCCTCTAGATAAGAGTTTACGATCTTAAGAGCCTGTGTTTTGAACTCTTCGATTGTGAGAACAGGAATAATGGCTAGACGATCTGTATCAATACCACGACCATCTAGCATGTCGCTAGTGATTGCATTCTCTGTATCGAAATACAGAACCATAGCATCGGGATTCGAATCTAGGAAGTTCTTGCAAATGCCAAGTGCAAAGAAAGTTTTACCAGTTGCTTGCTCACCTGCTAGACAGGTAATGCGATTATTCGGAAGACCACCATGAATGCTGCCACTAAGTAGTGCATTCAAAGTGTAAGAACCCGTATCAATAAATGCCGTGGTATCATCCATCTCGGCTGCTACGGTTGCGTCATTGTTTCCAGTTGCTTTTAGTAGTGATTTAATATTCATGCGAAATAATCCTCAAGAGTGTTTTGTTTTTCCACAGTCCAACCGATCACACCAAGAATGTTCTTGAGTGGATCTAAAAATGTCTTCTCAAACTGCATATCATAGTCAATGTATCTATTGAGATCAAGTTCAATCGGAAGAGAATTTAGGAAAGTAATAACTTGATCTTTACCGCTTGGACCACCAACCGGATTTGGAGCCTTTAGATACACAAACTTGATCTTGTCGCCATCTGTGATTAGTTTATACTTCTTTTCCAACTTCAGTTTACGAATGTGATGATTGTGTAACAATGCGCCTTTCACGGCGATTGGCGTAGACTTGCGATAGATCGTACTTGAATCATAGTACTCCTTCATGCCATTGACGCTGCGAGGAAACG